CCTTCGGATCAGCGGTGCTGCTGGGAAGAAACTGCCTCATACGAGCAGGAGTTACATCCTGCCCGTCGAAGTAGTCACCCCACAAGACTCTCTGAACTTGCCAGTCCAGAAAGACTTGGAGCGATTTACTCGAAGTCCGAAAACCTCGAGCAGCTCTACAGCACCTTCGGCAATGTCTACGGGAACAATGATGTCGTCCCCGTAGACGCGCACCGAACCATGGAGAGATCTAACAAACTCCATGGTGACCGACACATGCCGCACTTTCGAAGCCGCTAAGACGACGATCCCCAAAAAGATCATCGCCTCAAGCGGAAACGTTAGTGCGGAACCCATCGACGCGAACTTGGCTAAAGTGCGAACACCGTAGCCAGGTACGTCAGCCTTCCGACTCCTGCAGGAAAAGACCATCCTTTGTAAGGACGGGAACCTCTCCAGCAGAAGTCGTACGTGCTAAATGGAGACGCGATCGGAAGCTTCACTCAGGTCGAGTGTTGCAAGTCCTCCAGTGGAGGAGCCTTCACAGGCCATACCTCGGTTAGGGGTTTGGTCTGTGAATCCGATCATGGGGGATACCAGAGGATCATCCTCTAGCATCCTTACCAATGGGCGCATAATCGCCTGCTGAGCATACTGCATCGCAGTCGGCTCTTCAGCAATAATGCGACTCGTCTTCATCGTCTTAGGTACAGAGATCACCTTGACGGGGATCTCTTGTGCCAGGCCCAGGAAGTGAACACGGCTCTGGACCGCCATGCTATGGCGATGGTTATGAACGTGCCATTCTGAGAATGGAAACTCACGTTCTAACCGGCAAGGGTATGTGGTTGGCAGTAACTTTTGATTACCAGCCAAGCCATCAGCCGTTGCCCCAGAACCGTGTCGTGGTTCTCCCAAGCCCAATAGGCCGTCTGTGAAAGACGCGCCGTCAAGGGCTGAGAGGGGTCCACGATACAGGAGCAGTAGAACTTTCCGTAGTTCCACTTGCACCTCCCGCAGTGATTCCGAGGGATCCGTACGTGGAGAGTCAGGCCCTCCTTCACAGAACCTGTGAAGGGGTAGCACAGATCCTCCACCGAGTACGTCTCCCATCTCGAAATCATGTCGCCCATGTCCCAATACTCCAGCATCACCTTGATGTTGAAGTTGCCGTGGCCGTACTGGGGATAACCCAGTGCTTCCTCGACGTGGTCCATGTGCGGCTTTGATACTGCGGGCATTGAAGGTACTCACTTCCTGGTCGATCATGATGTACTGCCGCATGGCTTCGTACTGCCGTTTGTTAGACGGTAGCGCGAAGATCTTCCCGAACGCCAAACAAATCTGGCGCACAAAGAAGATGGCATCCACACTTGGATCATCATGAATGTGTCGGTCGTTGCAAGGATCGAACACGAGACGAAGGAAACCCCCAAACAACAGGGGGAGCCCTGACTTATCCTTCCTGAAGGGAAGGAAGAGTCCGTCGTCAATCCGCCCAAGCGCGAGACTTCTTTCAAAGTCTTTTGCATAGGACGGAAGGGTGATAGTCAGAAAACTAACACCTTCGTGTTCTGCCCTCTCCACGATGGTTTTTTCATCGTGGGTGGTGCTCACACCGCAGATGGAGCCACACTCTCGAGTGAGCTCCAGACAGAGATGCGTCAGGCTTTTCATGTTCACCTTTCTGATGAGAGGTTGGACAATCCTGCCTGTAGCATCCCGGACAGTCTGCTAGACCATCAGAGGCTACCACGCA